GTAAAAATAATGCCAATGACAGCACAAAACAACAAGGCGAGTAAATTTTGGAATGTTGCAAATATATCAGGCAATAGTGCAGAACTGACATTATATGGCGACATTTGCTCTGAAGCACCGAGAGACTGGTGGACAGGCGAGAAAATTGACGGTCTATATATAACACCTGAAGGTTTCCTTGAAGATTTGGAAACTATAAAAAATGCTGCACAAATTACAGTTAAACTTAACTCATGCGGAGGCGATTTATACACCGGCATTGCAATACATAATGCTCTTAAAGCACTAAAAGGCGAGAAAACAGTTATTGTTGAAGGTATTGCTGCGAGTGCTGCGAGTATTGTTATGTGTGCAGGTGATAAGGTTCAAGTATATCCCGGCTCATTAGTAATGATTCATGGAGTATCTTCTCTATTTTGGGACTATATGAACCTCGAAGATTTGAAAAAATCCGTGAAAGCATTTGAGGCTTCTGAAAATGCTATTGCTGAAATTTATGCAGTAAAAACAGGCATGGCAACAGATAAACTTCGCAACCTTATGACAAAGGAAACATGGATGACAGGTCAGCAGGCTGTAGATTACGTTTTTGCAGATGAAGTTATCGGTGGAGTTGAACCTGAATTTAATTATATGAGTGGCAATATTCTGATGGTCAATGGCATCAAGCACAACCTTTCAGGCTTCCATATTCCCCCTCAGTTAATAAACAGTACAAAAGTTGGTGAAAAAGGAGGAGACGTACCAATGAATGATTTTCAAAAATTCCTACTCTCTCTTCAGAATTCAATCTCTGGCTTTATGAATAAGAGCGAAGGGGATGATGGAGAGAACACCGGCAACGATGCTCAAGGCGGCGATGCTGAAGGCAACGATGCTGGACAAGATGCTGAAGCACAAAAACAAGCTGAAGCAGAACAAGAAAATGCTATCCAGCAAAGAATTCAGGCTGCAGTTCATGCAGAAAGAAGTCGTTTGCAAGAAATCGACAAATTACCTGCAGGCATTCCTGAAGATTTAATCAATGCTGCAAAGTATGGCGACAAACCTTGCGATGCTAAAGAATTAGCACTTCAAGCATTGCAAAAACAAGCAGAAATGAATGCAAAACAGCTTCAAAATTTGCAAAATGACACAGAGGAATCAGGAGCGCAAGATATTCAAGGCGAACAAGCACCTGCAGACCAAAGCGAAGAGGCTAAAAAAGTCAATGAAGCTAAGGCATTTGTAGCACAAAGAAGAGCAAGAAAACAAGGAAAATAGGAGGATAAAAAATGGCACAAAGATTAGATTCAACGGTTGCAACTGTATCCGCTGACAACTTATTTTATTCAAACGACCCTGTAGCAAACACAGACGGTGTTGTTATTGCTTCAGGCGAAGGAAAACTTAAAAGAGGATGCGTTTTAGCGAAAAATGATGACGGCAAATTTGTTGCATTAGGTGCATCAATACCGGGTGGTTATGTAAAAGTAACTTCCGGAACAGAAGGAGCATTAAAAGTTGTTGCTTCTGATGCTGAAGAAGGTCAAATTGCTGTTGCAGATGTAACACCTGTTGCAGACGAAAGTTACACACCGAAAGCAAACGATTATGTAATCCTTCAAGAATACAAATTCTTTGAAGCAGATTGCGTTCTTTGCGATGACGTTGATGCAACATCTGCAGATGTTAATGCAGTTGCTTACAGAACAGGTCATTTCGACAAAGGTTCATTGTCAGTAAAAACAGGATATACGTTTGCTGATTCTGACAAAGATGCATTACGCATCAAAGGCATTTTAGTAAGTAGAGCATTAAATGTATAGGAGGATAAAAAATGGCATTTGATTATTTACACATTCCGTCATTCATTGCGGCTATAAAAGAAGAAAAGCCGTTCTCTACATTTTTGAGAGACCGCTATTTCAAATTCAAAACAGCATTTGCAACTGACGAAGTATTAGTTGAATTCAAAGATGGTAACAAAAAGTTAGCACCTTTCGTTGCACCTCGTGTTGGTGGTGTAACTGTAAAAAGAGATGGATACAGCGCAAAAACCTTTGCTCCTGCATACATCGCACCTAAAAGAACATTGACTATTGATGAACTTAAAAAGAAAAGATTAGGGGAGTCAATATATCCTGAATTAACTCCGGCTGATAGAGAGGCTGAATTAATCCTTGACGATTCAAACGAATTAGACGAAATGATTTCAAGAACTGAAGAATGGATTGCTTCTCAATTATTAACGAATGCATCTTGCACAGTTTACGAAAAAACAGAAAATCCTGACGTTTCTATCGAAAAGGAAATCATCTTCTATGACGGAGCATCTAATGACTGGATATTCACAGTAAATCCAAATTGGGATGACCCTGATGCAGATATTATTGGCGATATTGCAGCAATGTGCAGATATCAAAAATCAAAAGGCATCGGAGCAACTGAACTTCTTGTTGATGCTGCTGCTGGTTCTGCAATTTTGAACAATGCAAAAATTCAGAAATTGTTAGACAACCGCAACTTCAATGTTGGGGAAGTTGACCCTCAGCTTGTTGAATATGGTGTTGCAAGATTAGCAAGACTTAACTGTGAAGGCCACCTTGTAGACATTCTTCAATATGTTGATGAATATGAAGCAGAAGATGGAACAAGCAAACCATACATTCCTTATGGAACAGTAATCTTACTTGCTCCTGATTGTGGTCAGTCACTTTATGGTGCAGTAACTCAACTTGAAAATGACGACCAATGGCACACTTACGGTGAAAAGAGAGTTCCGTTGATTTTGAGCTCAACTCAAAACCAATCAAAAGAACTCCGCTTGGCATCTGCGCCATTGTTAATGCCTAAACGCAAACATGCATGGATAAAGGCACAGGTCGTTACTGAATAACAAAGAGGAGTAAAAACTATGAGTAAATTAATTAGAATAATCAGAGGTGTTTACGGATATAAAAACGGTGTAACAACTATTCCTAAAACCTCAAAGGATAAACCTTTTACAGTTGATGATAAAATTGCTCAAAAGTTAATCGCTCAAGGTGTTGCTGAAATAGCAACTGAAGTTAAATCAGAAGCTGAACCGGCTGAAAAATACACCATAAACTTGGCTAAACAAGAAGCAAAAAAAGTTGTCAATAAAGGCGCAGACGAACCCGAAGCACCTCAAGAATCTGAAGAAGAAGCAGAAGTGCAACAGGAAGCTGAGGCTGAATACAGCGAGAACAACACAAAAGATGAACTGCTTAACTATCTTGAAAGCACAGGTTATGAAGTAACCTCTGCAACTAAAAGGTTAAACAAAGCAGAAATCATTGCTCTTATTGATGAGCAGTTGGCTCCCGAAGTAGATTCTGATGCCGAAGGCGATGCACCTTCTTTTGAAGAGGATGGAGTTGTGGAATAATGAGCTTTAAGGATGACATAATTGCGGATATTAACAATGTTTACATGAATGTAGATGAATTTGGAAGCCCCCACTCTATTGAGGGGGGCAAACCAATAATCTGCGTTTTTGATGATGAAGCACTAAGAGAGAGGCTATCGGGACAGGACATTGGGGTTGCTCAGGCAACCATTCTTCTGTTTGCTAAAACTGCGGCCCTGCCACCGAAAAAACCTGCTGGCTCTCACTTTAATGTTGATGGGGCTGAATACCTGATTGACGATTGGAGCGAGGACATGGGCGTTTCTCAAATAGCACTTCACAAAGCGACATCTATGTAGGAGGGGAAATGACAACATCAATAGATACACTTGAAACCATACAGGCATGGTTGAAGAGTGAGGTATGTTCTCAATTTAAGTTCAAAAAACCGAATGATGAGAATATATCGGGTTATAACTATGAAACTGTAAACCCTGATGTGTTTTTAATGTTCCCTCCAACAAGGGATGTAAACAATAATAAAGCAGTTGTGCCATCGATTACAGTTCAGTTTGACAAGCGAACGGATGCTATTGCTCAACAGCAAGGCATAATGCATGTCAGATTAAATTTTGCAACTTGGGATCCAGGGGTTCATGCAAACGGTGAGTTTCAACGAAATGTTGAGGGTTGGCGAGATGTATTGAATTTTGTTGAAGCAACCCTTCGAGAAATTGAGAACACGGAATATATAGACAATATCCGAATCATGAAAGAACGAGAAATTGAGAGCGGACCGTTATCGGAACAGGGGGCTATTATAGACTTCTATCCGTATTGGTTCTCATATATCAGTTTTTATTGTGAATTTCGGGTTGTTTCAACCAAGAAGAAATATAGTGAATTACTTTAATAATAGGAGGAAAAAATGGCAAATACTTACAAACACGGTGCCTATGCGAAAATCGGAGCCTCCGCTGCACAAAATGCAACTTCAACAGGTACAATAGCAGTTTATATAGGAACTGCTCCTGTAAACCTTGTTCAGGAGTATAGCACAAAGAATGTAGTAAATTATCCAAAGAAAATCTCTAACCTGCTTGATGCGCAAAAATCTGTGGGTTATTCTGACGACTGGGATAAATTTACTCTATGTGAAGCGATTGCTGCTCACTTTGATAATAAATTGGGTAATATTGGCCCTGTTTATTTCATTAATGTGTTAGACCCTGCAGTACACAAAAAGGCTGCAGAAACTTCTAAAACATTAAACTTCGTAAACGGTACAGCATCTTTTATTTCAGATACTGCAATATTAGACACAGTTTCAATAGAAGGCAAGACAGCTGGCAGAGATTTTTCTGTTGATTATAACTTCACAACTGGTAAAGTTATAATTAATTCATTAGAAGCAACTCCACTTTCAGGTAATGTTGTTGTCAAATTCTATGAAGTAGACTTGTCAAATATTGACGAAGATACAATTATCGGCGGTGTAACTTCAAGCGGTCAATATTCAGGTATTGGTGCATTGCCTCTTGTTTATCAAGAACTCGGCAAAGTTCCGAACTTAGTATTAGCACCGAAATGGAGCGAAAATAAAAAAGTTTATCAAAAACTTTGCACTGCAATTCAGGACATCAACGACCAATGGGATGCGTTTGCGTTAGCAGATATCCCTTTGGAAGGCGAGGCTGAAACAAACATTGATATTTACTCATATTCAGGCGACAGCACAGGAACTTTCTATACATCTGCTGAAATTGCTGCAGATGCGACCGCTTATGCTGACAGATTATTGAGTAAAGTTATCGGAACAATAACAGCCGTTACGGCAACAGGCGACAACCCTTCTGTTACTATCGGAAGCGGAAATGCTGAAGCACTGACAATTAACGGAACCGTTAAGAAAACCGTTACAACAACTGTGGATACTATTGAGGAAGCACTGGCATGGAAACGCACGAATGCTTACGATTCAGAAAGAACTAAAGTATTCTGGCCGCAAGGATATGACGGTGGAACTGAAAGAATATTCCATGGTTCAACATTAGGTTGTGTTGAATTCTTGAGAGCAGATGACAATTGGAAGAATGTTCCTGCAGAAACCTGCTCAAATAAAGAAATTCCTGTTACTGCTCAATATTTCGGAGCCAATGCTACAAACCAAGGCTTCGATAGAGTCGGTGCAAACAACCTTAACGAATATGGTATCTCAACACTCTTCTCTGATGGTGGCAAATTAAAACTTTGGGGCGGTCATACAGCTAAGTATCAATATGGTGCTGATGACGACCCTCGTTGCATATTTGACACATATATGAGAATGCTTATGTATTGTGAAAACCAATTCCAAAAGAGACAAGGTTCAAAAATTGATAAACCGTTCAACAGAGGCTTAAGAGATTCTATTCTTACATCAGAGCAGAAACAACTTGATGCTCTTGTTGCAGTCGGTGCATTGATTGGTGAGCCGAAAATCTTATTCTTGGCGAGCGAAAACTCAACTGAGGATTTGATGACTGGTGACTTTAAGTTCGACATTCCTATTACTGTTGCTCCGCAGTACAAATCATCTACTGCAGAGGTTCTTTATACAGATGCAGGTTTGTCAAGTTTGGTAGAGGAGGGTTAATGTATGGCGAGTTTAGATAAAATCGGAACAGTCCTTGCAGACACCGTTTATAGCGGAACAGACCTCGTTGCAGAAGATGTAACCGTTACTCTTCCTGAGATAGAATTCCAAACTTCAGAACTAAAAGCACAAGGAGCGCTGACAATTCCTACACCTTTAACAGGTGATATGGAAGCATCTGTTACAAAAGTCGGCTTTGATAAAGGGTTCTTTAATTTATTAGGACTTGAATCTAAAGAGATTGAGTACAGATTCGTTCAGCAGTCAATATCTCCTGACGGTGTTGTTGCTTCTCAAGGCTGCAAAGCATTCATCACAGGTATTCCTAAAAATATCCCCGGTGGAACTTTGGAACCCGGCTCAACATTTGAAGGTGAGTTGAAGTTTGCAGTTACAAGATATCAGTTGTTTGTTGATGGGGCTGAAAGAGTCCTTATTGATAAATTGCAAAATATCTGCAAAATAAACGGCAAGGATTACGCAAAAGACATCAAAAGTCTTTTATAAGTAGATAGAAAAAGGGCGGTGCAAATCGCCCTTTTTATTAAAAAAGGGGAATAAGCATGAG